GATGTATGAGGGATAAAAAATCGTTATCCAAATCAAAATTAGCTAGAAGTTGAAAATATCTCCTTCTTCTTTCTGTTAGTTCAATGTTTTTAAATCCTAAAGCGATCAAATTATTCACCTCCTTCCCAATTAAACATCATTCGACAGGAAGGAGGAAAATCCTACAAAAAGAGAGGGGAAACAAAATGAATAAACAGTTAGTGTTCATTGATAACAATCGCGTTGTTACGGATAGTCTAACGGTTGCGGAATGCTTTGGAAAAGAACATAAGCACGTGTTGCGTGACATTGAAGTACAACTTGAAAAGTTAAAGGAAGCCGGCGAAGAAGAATGGGGGGTGACCAACTTTGGACAGACCCAATACCAACATCCACAAAACAAGCAGTGGTACAAAAAATACCTTTTGACCGAAGAAGCATTTACGTTAGTTGCGTTTGCATATATCACTCCAGAAGCAATGAAGATGAAGGTTCGGTTCATTGAGGAATTCAAACGGATGAAAGAGGAATTGCAAAAGCGACAACAGCCACTACAACCAAAAACGCAAGCAGAAATGTTGCTCCTATACGCGCAGCAAATGGTTGAGCAGGAACGAAAAATCAAAGCTCTTGAAGAAGATAACGCTCGTCAAAATAGCCGGATTGAGCAACTGGAAAACAAAATCGAGAAGCGCTTGACGGATGAGTTTGAAATGCAGCTCGTCACGCCTACACAGATCGGCAAGATGTTTGAGCCGGCACTGTCCGGGAAAGAGGTCAATAAGCTATTGCAAAAAGCTGGATTGCAATGGCGTGTCGGCGGCGAATGGGTAGCGACGGTGGAAGGGAAGAAATACAGCAGTTCTGAGCCGATTCAACTTGAGAACGGGAAAATGGTTTATCAATTGAAATGGCAACGCCGAGTCAAAGAGATCATTCAGGCAGAAATGGGAGGTGTAGCGGGATGAAACCGCTTGGAATTGTGAGAAATTTAGATCACCTCGGCCGAGTCGTCATCCCAGCAGAGGTTCGACGCGCTCGTGGATGGGAGCCGGGAACACCAATTGAAATGTTCGCGACCGATGAGGGAGTGTTCTTGAGGGAATATGGCGTCGATCAGAAAAGACTCGCTATCCTTGAGGAATTGGATTATTTGAGACATGTTATCGAGGCGAGTGGCGATAAACAGGCGCAAACGATGATTGATGACATCGTGGCGTATGTGAAGGAAGGGGGAGCACAATGAACCTCCTCCCAGGCGACTTAGAACATGGCAACAGCTTGCTCGAACACTGCAAATTATATCTATCTAGCGCCTATCTTGAATTGGAACACGGAGATTTGCAGTCCGCCGATCGTTGGGTTGAAGAATACCAACGCTGTCGTCGTGAGTTGGACGAGCTCCTGCGGCGGAAGAGAGAACACGACCAACTAGCTGAACTGATCGCGACGCTACAAGAACGCGGAATCAATATTACAGCGATTATCAGAAAGGGGAATGAGTGATGACGTACACACCGAACTATTTGAGCCCATCTTGGGATGAATATATGAATCTCTTGTGCTGGGAAGCCCGTTTGGCGCAAGAAATCGAGCTTCATATCCGACGCCGAAATTGGAATGAAGTGTCCGTGCTGAAACGGGAAAAACAAAAAGTTGCAATCCGCCGCAAATGCCTCAAAGCGGCGTTGCAACACAAAAGAAAAACCAGCCCAATCACAATATAGCACATTTCCATTTCCCAACACAAGGACAGGCCTGGTGCCTGTCGCCAGGCGTGGGAGCGCGATCCCCCCTCTCCCCTGCGTTCTTGCGCCTGTCGATGTGCGCCAGCAAAGGAGGTGATGAGGTTGACAAAGGAGGAGAAGCGACACATCCGCATGCAAGTGATACAGATGCTCGATCAGCATTGCCAACAGTGCGAATATTACTCGAAGCTCAACTCCTGCATGTCGGTATGCCGACAATGCCCTTATGGCCAGCGCATGCAAGAGCTTACCCGACCATTGTGGGAAGGTTGTGACACCGATCCCTATTTTAGGAGTACCAAAGCGGGGCGCTGGTCGCGTGAAGAGGATTTTTATCTTATCCATCACTATGATGTGCTCCCTATCGAGGCGCTGTCTGCGCGTCTCGGACGGACAGCAGAGTCGATCGAAAAACGTATCGCAGAATTGAAAGGAGGTGAACCCGCATGATCGAGAACCCGATCATTTCCGACCGGCATCCGATTCGCATTCAGGAACCACGCGTCATTGGATACTGCGAAGGATGCGGCGGGGAGATTTATGAAGGGGACGATATTCTCGAGTTTACCGACGGCTTGATGATCCACCAGGACGAATGGTGCGCATATGACTATTGCGGTAAATTCGGCCAGCACCAAAAGGCATGAAAAACGCCTCGCCCGAGGGAGCGAGGCGCCAACGGTGATTCCCCTATGACCCTGTACTTACATAGTACAGGAATCGCCGCCAAAAATCAAATGGGGGTGGGAAACTTGGAAGCTGTCATCTTGGCCAACACGAACGAAATGAGCCATGAGGAGTGGCTGCAGGCTCGCCGGAAGGGGATCGGCGGGAGTGACGCTTCGGCAATTGCAGGATTGAACAAATGGAAATCTCCTGTGGCTGTGTATCTCGAAAAAATCGGACAGGCCCCAGGGGAGAACGTGAACAGCGAAGCGGCCTACTGGGGTACGATGCTAGAGGATGTCGTGGCTCAAGAGTTCAGCAAGCGGACTGGATTGAAAGTACGACGAAAGAACGCGATCCTGCAACATCCGGAGCATCCATTCATGATCGCGAACGTCGATCGCCTCATTGTCGGCCGGAAAGAGGGGCTTGAGTGCAAAACAGCTAGTGAACATCTCAAAGACGAATGGAAAAATGACGAGGTTCCGGCGCAATATCTCATTCAATGCCAGCATTATATGGCTATCACGGGCTTCGATTCATGGTGGGTTGCGGTTCTGATCGGCGGCAACAAGTTCATCTACAAGAAAATTGAGCGTGATGAGGAGATTATCCAATATCTCATCGAGATTGAATTGAACTTTTGGAACAATCACGTTCTCAAGAAAAATCCACCGATGTTTGACGGTTCGGATGCTTCGAGTGATTTGTTGAAAGTTCTTTATCCGACAGCGAAGTTTGAGGAGGAAATCGAACTTCCCCCTGGCGCGTCAGAACTGATCGCTAAGTATGAGCAGGCCAAGCAAGAGGAAGAGGAAGCTGCCACACGCAGAAAAGAGGCAGAAAATCAACTGAAAGCAATGCTTGGCGAATATGAAAAAGCTTTTGCCGGCGAGCGAATCATAACATGGAAAAACGTTCGTAGCAGCCGTGTTGATACAAAGTTGCTCAAAGCGAAGTATCCGGAAATATACCAAGAGGTCGTCAAAGAAACGGTATCACGGCGATTCTCCATCAAGTAGGTGAATGATATGGCCAAATGCAAAGGTTGTGGCAAGGAAATCGAGTGGATTAAAACGCCCGCCGGCAAAGCCATGCCGGTTGATATTGAAATCATTACCGTAGTGACTGCAAAGGGCGAGGTTGTCAAAGGGCATATGCCTCACTGGGCAACTTGCCCTGCGGCGCAGCAATTCAAAAGGAAATAGGGAGGTCATAAGAGTATGGCAACAAACCAAACGCTTAAAAATCAACTCGCAAACAAAGCAAAAAACACGGAGGCAGCGCCTCCTTCCCCAGCTCAAACAATCGCGGCATATCTGAAAAAGATGGGTCCGGAGATTGAAAAGGCCCTTCCTAAACACATGGATGCTGATCGGATGGCGCGCATCGCGCTGACAACAATCCGGACCAACCCGAAACTGTTAGAATGCTCGGTTCCTTCCCTTCTTGGTGCGGTGATGCAAGCGGCACAGCTTGGTCTTGAACCGGGATTAATCGGTCATTGTTACTTAGTACCGTTTAAAAACGGGAAAACGGGTCAGACAGACGTTCAATTCATCATTGGTTATAAGGGCATGATTGACCTAGCTCGTAGATCAGGGCAAATTGAAAACATTTATGCTCATGCAGTGTACTCAAATGATGAGTTTGATTATGAATTAGGCCTAGAGCCGAAACTCAAACACAAACCATACATGAAAGGTGATCGTGGGGAATTTATCGGTGCATATGCCGTTGCTCATTTCAAAGACGGTGGCTATCAATTCGAATTCATGCCTAAAGAGGAAATTGAGAAACGCCGCAAACGCTCTCGGGCAGCCAATAACGGTCCGTGGGTAACGGACTATGAGGAAATGGCCAAAAAGACGGTCATCCGTCATATGTGGAAGTACTTGCCGATATCGATTGAAATTCAGCAAGCCGTTGTGCAAGACGAGACGGTGAAGAAGGACATCACAGCTGATCCGGAACCGGTTGACTACATCGAAGCCGAGGCATACGAGGTGATCGATCCGCAGCCGCAGACAGAGGAACCGCAACAAGAGGAGATCGTCTTCGATGCTGAATGACCAAGCCCCATATAAAGTCCTCCTCCCGAGTTGGATTTGGGAGGAGGCAAAGGATAAAGAGCACTTCAAACAGTTGGTGCGAGAGTATATGCGGAGATACCCGGATCTTACCGTTAAACGCGTGGCGGATGGGTTTGCGATATGCGCCAAAAAATAGGAGGTGTTGAGCTTGGCAGACGTACAGCTTGAACACGGCTATACCAAAATTGCGAATGAGATTTTAGAACGCATGGCGCTGACCAAGCTCAGCCCAACTCAATTTCGATTGATTTTCGTGATATGGCGGTATACTTACGGATTTAACCGCAAGGACCATGAGATGTCCTTATCCTTTCTTGCTGAAGCTACTGGCGTGCATAAACAACGAGTGAAGCAAGAACTCGATAAGCTAATCGAAAGCAACATCATTATCGTTACTGAGGAAGGCACTTTTTCCAAATCTAGAAAACTAGCGTTTAACAAGGATTATGATACATGGCGCTTACAGTCAACGAAAGAAAGTACAGTAAGCGAAATTGCTTACACTACAGTAAGCAAAAACGCTGACACTACAGTAAGCGAAATTGCTGACACTACAGTAAGCGAATTCGCTTACCAAGAAATAAAAAATATAAATAAAAATTTAAAGAAAAATAATGATGATGATGATATAGGCGATGACAACATGGCACACGATGCTTTTCGATTAATTGCCGATAAATACATTCAGCGCAGAGAAAAAGGATTATCTCTTTCTCCCAAAGACGAGGCGGCCATAGAAAAACTCCTGCAAGAGCAGATCCCGCTGGATGACGTCCTTAAACTGATCGACCAAGTGTTTGACGAGTACGAACCGAGATTCAATGGTGATGAGATCCATTCTTTTGAATACGTGCGTAAAGTGGTCCTGAGCAAATATCACGAGCAAAAAGGAGAGAGCGCGGATGGCGGAACGATTCACAAACATCGCCGAGGTATTGGCCGACCTGCAAAAGAAGGCGGAAAGACATATGAGCAAATCCTCCGAGAAGCCGAAGCAGCACGAAAAGCCTGGGGAGGATGAATACGAATGTTCCCAATGTAAAGATACTGAATTCATTTTCTATAAGGATGAGCAAGGTTATGAATTTGCAAAGCCGTGTGAATGCAGAGAACGAAAAGCCTGGAAGCGCAGATTCAAGCAGGCATTGATCCCAGATGAGTTTATCCATGCGAATTTCGAAAATTTCAAGCGGTCGACGCAGTACCAGCAAGATATGTACGATGCGACCATTAGCTACCTAAACGAATTCGCTGTTATTAAACACAAGGACGGCACGACAAAGAAAATTATGTCTGACAAAAATTTAGGTTTCATTGCCAAGGTTGGCGAACAACGATTGCGAGAGCTACCTGTTTCGGAGCGTGCATCGATGAAACAAAAGCACAACAATTTCGGCGTCGGCAAAACCCATTTACAAATCGCACTGGCGAAACGGCTCATTAAGGACGGTTTTAACGTTTTAGTCGTTTCAGACGTTACATTCATGGACGAGCTGATTCAAGCAAAAATGATGAACGATGAAGGCGAAACACTCAATAGACTCCTGCATAGTGCGATCCATGCGGATGTGCTTGTGTGGGACGACATCGGCAAGGCGAAGTGGTCGGAAGCGAAAGAAGCGTTGTACTACCAGATCATCAACGAACGCTATCGGAAGCAAAAACCAATCGTGTTCAACAGCAATGAGGACCGCGGTACGCTGAGTGAAAAGATCGGATACGCTGCGGCCAGTCGGCTGCTCGGACAGTGTGGTCCGTATCTCCTTGAGGTTGAGGGTGAGGATTTCAGACTAAAGGGGGCATAAAACGTGTGTGTGAAGTGCGATGGAACGGGGCGGCTATACACAAGAGTGATGAACGGAGCGTGGCTGGTGGCCTCGTGTGACTGCGAGGACGCAGCGAGGGTGCGAAGGGAAGAGGAGGCAAAGCTGCGAGA